AACCGGGAAGGACAGACTTTGGCGACCATGAATTATCAGGAAAACAAGACAGTGCAAAGGCTTTTGGCAAGTGCACGCTTGTTTGATGAGTTTTAAATGATCGGCGATCTCAAACAACGCATAACGCTACAGCAGCAAACCAAAACCTCAGATTCTATGGGCGGTTTTACGGTTGCGTGGGTTGACGTGGCAACGGTATGGGCGAAAAAGACCACCCACCGGAGCGATGAGGCGATGCAGGCAATGGCTATGACCGGAACTGCCTTGCATAATTATCGGATTCGTTACCGCACGGACGTTAAAAGTTCATGGCGCATCAAGGACGGGGATAGATATTTGAATATTATCGGCCCACCTATTGAAGTTGAGCGACGTAGTTGGCTGGATATAACGGCGAAGGAAACCGCCTGATGGATGAACTTTTAAAAGCCATAATGACCAAAATATCAGGGTCCGCTTTGTCTTTGGCAGTCGGTGGAAGGATTTATCTTGATCAGGCTCCGGAAGAAAAACCTGGGCTTCCGTATATCGTTTTTTTTATTGTGACCAGTGTACCGGAAAAAACTTTTACTGAGAACTTCGAAGACATTCTTATTCAGTTTTCAATCTTCTCAAACTCTCAATCGGTTGCGGAAATATCGGCAATTTATGACGCGCTCAACACTCTATTTGATGAATGTTCATTTACTATGACCAGCGACACACTTATCAGGATGAACCGTGAAAATTTAGCGACAATGATTGAAGAAGCGGAAGGGCTGGATCCCCCTTTCGTAAGACATTGGGCGGTTGATTACTCAATATTAATAGAGAAAAATTAATGAAAAAAACACTTTCAGAAATTACCCGCAAGGAGTGGATCATCTGGCATTGGATTGAAGTTGATGAATTCGGAGTTCCTGAACGCAATTTTGAGTGCGGCCCGGAAAGAACACCTACTGAAGCGGTGCAGGCAGCGGAGGAATGGGATTTTCTGCAATCAGTTAAAGATGCAGAATAATAAAAAATCTTAAAAAAATAATTTTTAACAAGGAGAAAAAACATGACTAGAGTAAACAGACAGCTTGGAGTTAACACGGCAATCGTCCTGAAATACGGTGATGCGAATCAGGCCACCATTAAGGGTTTAAATCAATTAACTCTCCCGGCCCTGACTCGCTCGAAGATTAAAAGCGAGGAGTTTGGAGTTGACTTCGCGGTTAATGATGTCGGTGGTGGTGAGCACGGCGATATTTCTTACGGTGGCAACATGGTCTTTGGCGATACCAAAGGGCAAGATCAGCTTAAGCAATATCTGAAAGACAATGAAAAGTTTACCGATGCCAGAGTTTACATTGATACGGTAACGGGTGATTTTCTCGCCGCAGATACCGCGCATGACACTGAGGCGGGCTTCCAGGTTATAAACCATACTCCGGGACAGGCAACCAAAAACGGGACTTATCCTTTTTCCGGATCATGGGCGGTAAATGGCCTGTATGCGATTTTTACTGTTCACCGCCATGATGTTGCATCTCCTAAACTTGCGTTTGTGGCGGCAGGCGGAGGAAATGCAACGATTACAGATTCAGACAGTGGCTTTGTTACCGATGGCTTTAAGGCTGGTGATTGCCTGATCATCGAGGGGTCAACCTCCAATGATGGAACGTACAGTATTAAAACTGTCGTTGCCGGGACGATTACTCTCGATGACGGCCAGGATTTAACCTCTGAGGCTTCCCCTGGAGCAGCTTGCATACTGCATGGCGGCAACCTGTAAGAATTAAGATAACCGAAAGGAGAATATAAAAATGTTTTTTGATTGTAACGAAGCAACCCAAGGTGATTGGTTTCAGTTTTTCGAATCTCGCGTTGATCCTTCAACGGGCGAAGTTAAATACGACGATCCAAAGCCGGACGCGGCCGAGTTTTGCATCAGGAGCACGCAGCCTTTTTGGGAAGAGCTGATTGGCAAAAGGAAGAAAGAAAGCAAAATGGTTGTTAATCCGCAAACTCGATCAATGGAGCGTGTTTCATATTACCCTGACCAAACGTATGAAGAATTGTTAAAAGAGCGCGAGGATGCCATTGATTATGCGATTACCGGCATTAAAAACGCAAAGTGGGCTGACGGGTCTGTGATCGAGTGTACCAGGGAAAACAAATTAAAGCTTAGAAAAATTCCAGCTTTTGAACGCTTTCTCAAACGTGCATGGGAGCTTCTTGATTCATCCGGCATTAAGACCAAGGAGGAGCAGGGAAAAAACTCGTTGCCTTCGCAATCTGGCGAAGCTGTATAGGCCGTCAAGATTGCGAAGGCTGTCGGAAAACATACCGGGAACAAAGCGTAAGACTCCCATTTGAAAAAAATGAGGTTCAACCGTTGGAACCTCCTTGCGAAACCTGTAAACCTGATGACCTTTTTGAAGAAAATTATAAGGCAATGCAGGTATTCGAGCGGTGTGGTGATGAATGGATGACGGCTGGAATGGAAGGCGACTTGATGGCAATCCCAGGGACTTCAATTGAATCGGCATTGAATGTTTCCGGGATTATTGATCAGCGCGAACGTGCAATAGTTTTTGACCAAGTAAAGATGATCAGCCGGGCTATTGTCCGGGAGGCAGAAAAAGAAAAGGCAAAGAAGAATGGCAAGAATTGAGTGGAATATCTCAAGGGTTATGCCTGAACTGATTAATGCAGGGATGGCAAGGCTTGAAAAAGCAGGAGAAATAATCCGCGACAACGCGAAAATAATTCTTGCCGGGAAAACCAAGGGGAATATTTCTCATCCACCATATAAAAAAGGCCCTTACGCTGGCGTGTATTGGACTGAACGTGAAGCTGGGGCAATGCTTAAAACAATTCGCGTGGTAAGGAAAAATGATTCTAAAACGCGAAATATCTGGATCATGGCGGGGAATAAAAAGACTTGGTGGGCGGCTCAGATGGAGTTTGGGAGGGGTGGATGGAAGGGTGGGCCAAGGTCTTTTTTGCGCCCAGCATTAAAAAAATCTGTCTCACAGGTTAAAACAATGATTGAGAGTGGAGAGTAGGCGATGACAAAAGGCCAGCCGGTCGGAACAATGTTTGCTGAGATTGATCTTGACTCAACAAAAGTTGAGCGTGGTTTAAAAAAGGTCAATGAGCAGCTTACTTCCGGAACGATAAAGGTCGAAGACGCTTATAAAAGCCTCGGTATCAAGTCCGATCAGGTCTACAATATGATGCGGGCCAATGCCGTTGCCGCCGTTGATTTCATTAAAAATAAGACAATCTCATCAAAAGAAGAAATCATCCGCGCAGAACAATCCGCCGCCGCAAAGATTAAACAGATAAACGAACAGCAGTACGGCCACCAGACATCAATAATGGAGAGGGTAAAGTCTAATTGGATTGGCATAACCGCCGCTATAACCGCCTCTTATTTGGCCGTACAAAAAGCCTGGAACCTTGCTGAAATGGCTGCCGGATTTGAGCAATCAAGTTCAGCTTTTGCTTCTATGGTGCAGAAGATGGGGCGGGATGCGAAAGTCGAGTTTGCCAAAATAAAAGAAGCTTCTGCTGGTCTGATTGATGATAAAACGCTTGTTGAGTCAGCGAATAAAGCTATGTCTCTTGGCATACCAATTGACAAGCTTTCTTCGCTCATGGAAATTGCCAGAGCTAAGTCCCGCGATATGGGAACAACGGCAAGTCAGGCTTTTTCTGATATCGCAGTCGGTGTAGGAAGGGCGTCACCGCTTATTCTTGATAATCTCGGCTTGGTTTTGAAAATCGGCAGTGCTAACGAAGCAATGGCAGCCAGCCTGGGGAAAACAGTCGAAGAGCTAACCGATAAAGAAAAAAAACAAGCTGTCTTAAATGCCACCCTTGAAGCCGGGAAGGAGGCTCTTGCCAGGTACAATCTTGAGCAAACCACCACAAAAGAAAAAATGGATAAACTCAGGGCAACTATCCAAAACATTCAACTTTCTATGGGAACCTGGGTTATTCGTGGAATTGCTGGAGCAACCGCCGCACTGCAAACGCTTGCATCGGGAGTGTTAACTGCTACAGCAGCATTTTTTAAGATGGAGCAGGGACTTTTAACCGCTAAATCGTGGGTTACTTTTGGGGATGAATCCAAGTTTTTAAAGCAGTTGGCAAAAGAAGCCGGTGAAGATGCCAAAATTGCCATGGAAGCTGGGGCAGATCTTGCCGGGAAAGCGGCTGATAATTTTGCCGCTATGACTGCATCAACTAAAGATTTTGTGTCTGCCACTCAAAGTAGTAATACTGAGGCGCAAGATGTTATCGAAACAATAAAAGAAACAACAAAAGAAACTGATGCCGCAGCAGAAGCCGCTTCCCGCCTCAAGGAGCAATGGGAAGACACTGCACGAACGCTTGATGCCAAAATTTCTATGGATGGCCTTTCTGACCTACAGAAAGAGTTAATTAAAAATCAGCTTGAAGCTGACAACCTCAAGGATAAATTCAAAGACCTTCCCAAAGAATTAAAGATAGAAGCCTACGCCAAGATAGATAAAGCCAAGCAGATTGCCGACGACAACGCGATACATGATAACGCAATAAAAAATCTTAAAGAAATAATTGATGCAAGAGGAAAAGCGGAAAAAGAAGCTGAACAATTGGCTAAAGAAAAGCTTAATGTTGAACGCTCTATTTATAAAGACCTTCGTAAATATTCCGGTGAATATTTTGAAGCGACAAAAAAGCTGATTGAAGATCAAGCCGAGCAATACCGTAAGGCCGGGGTTGATGAAGTAGCTGTAGCCGCCTGGGTGAAGGAAGAGACCACCAAAGCCTATATCGAGATGGGGAAAAAGAGTGATGATTATTTTGATGGTCTTCAGGCCGCTCTT